AAGCGCTACGCGAGTGGCGCAATACCTACCGGCACTACATTCCGTTGCACCGCGACGAGGCGCACCCGGACAGCGCAAGCCATCCGATCGGCCAGGGCTTCAGCACCAAGGGCGACGCGGCGAAGCGGCGCACCGGCAGTAACGCCGAAGTCACGAACATCCTCGCCCACATCATGCAGCAGCGCGCGTCTGCATTGACGCGTGGCGAGAAAAATCGCGTCATGCTCAAGCTCTACCTGATGGCGCGCCAGAACCCGCTGCAGGACGTGTGGAAGGTCGGCGCCGTGCCAACGATCGACACGATCGACAAGGCCACCGGGTTTGTGAAGACCGTTCCCGACCCGCTGTACAAGACTCGGCCGAACGTCCTCATGCTGCGCATTGCCGGAAAGGACGTGGCCATCACGATGAACGAGAATAACCCGCAGGCGCGGCGCATGGCCCAGGCGCTGAAGAACCTGGATGTCGACGACCTGCACTACATCATCCCGATCGTTGGGAAGATGACGCGCTGGTTCGCCTCGGTCAACACGCAGTACAACCCGATCTTCGGCATCATCAACCTGATGCGTGACACGCAGGCCGCCGCGCTGAATCTATCGAGCACCGAGCTGGCAGGCAAGCAGAAGGAAGTCTTCCGGTACCAGTTGAGCATTCTCCGGCAGGTGCTGCGGAACGGTGGGCGGATGCCGACCAGCGGACGCTGGGCCGATCTATTCAGGGAATTCAGCGAGGTCGGCGGCACCACCGGCTACCGCGACCTGTACCTGAAGGCAGAAGACCGGGCGAAGGACATCGTCAGCGAGTTTGAATCGCTGGACCGCGGGAAGGCCAAGAAGGCGTGGTTTGCCGTCGCAAACTGGATGAGCGATTACAACGAGGCGATGGAGAACTCGACCCGGCTGGCGGCCTACAAGGCGGCGCTGGACAACGGGATGAGCAAGGAACGCGCGGCGAGTCTTGCCAAGAACCTGACGGTCAACTTCAACCGCAAGGGCCGTCAGACGCGCGAGCTGGGCGCGCTGTACGCATTCTTCAATGCCGCCGTGCAGGGCACGGCACGGATGGCGGAGACGCTCTCCGGGCCGGCCGGACGCAAGATCATTGCCGGCGGTGTCCTGCTCGGCGCCGTCAACGCAATGATAGGCATTGCCGCCATGGGAAGCAATGGTCATGGCGACGACGACGAGTGGGACAAGATCCCGGACTTCGTCAAGCAACGGTCGATCATCATCCCAACCGGGAAGGACACCTACATTTCGCTCCCGCTGCCGCTCGGCTTCCAGTTCCTGCCGAACATCGGGCGCCTGGCGGTGGAAATGGCGTTCTACAAGGAAAAGACGGCCGGCAAGCAGATGGCCGATCTGTTCAACGTGCTTGCCGACGCGTTCAACCCGCTGGGCGGCGCGTCACCGCCGATGCAGATCGCGGCGCCGACCGTTCTCGATCCGTTCGTCGCGTTGGCGCAGAACAAGGACTGGACCGGGAAGCAGATCTTCATCGAGAACCGCAACAGCCTGGACCCGCAGCCAGGATTCAAGCGCTCGAAGGATTCGGCGACGCCATGGGCGAAGTTCTCGGCGTGGCTGATCAATGCGGCGACCGGAGGAACGGAATACACGCCTGGCGGGTGGTCGCCGACCCCGGATCAGATCGACTACGTGATTGGCCAGCTCACCGGCGGGATCGGACGTGAATCCGGCAAGCTGGCCTCGACGGTTGCCGCGCCATTCACCGGGGAAGAGCTTCCGGCGTACAAGATACCGCTGGTCGGCCGGCTGTATGGCGAGACTTCAGGCGCGGCCGGACAGGCGGATCGCTTCTACGATAACGTCACCCGGGCGAACGAGGCGGAGAACGAGATCAAGGGGCGAGCGAAGGACGGCATCGGAGTGGCCGACTACTTGCGCGAAAACCCATGGGCGACGGAACTGGCGGCGCGCGGCAACGCGGCGGAACATCAGATCTCCGCGCTGCGCAAGATGCGGCACGAGGTCATTCTGAGAGACGGGGTAGACAGGGTGGCGAAGGTGCGCGAGATCAACGACCGGATCGGCGAGGCGATGCGCGTGTTCAACAGGGAAGCGGCGAGGCTGCAATGAGCGACGATAAGAGGCAATACGATGGGGAGAATGAGCGCCGCTTGTCGTGGCGCGCAGAGTCCGAGGTGCTGCATGGACGGCTCGACAGGATCGATAAGGTGTCACGGGCGACGCACGATATGGTCGTCGCGCACGTGGCCGAGGAGCGGGAAACCAAGGCGGCCGTAGAGGAGCTTATTATGCTGTGGCGCGGCAGCAAGATGATGGTTTCGGTATTCAAGGTCATCATCCCGATCGCAGCAGCGCTCGTCGGGGCGGCGGTCTGGGTGAAGGATAACGTGAAGTGGTGAGTGGGGGCGCGGCTCACCCTCTCCCGCGCGATGGCCGGGAGTAACGCAAGCTCTTCGAATCCTCTGCGCCGTGAGTATCGGACGGCCGATAGCCTGCCCGAGGACGCCTGGCGGTATGAATTCGCCGAACGGGAGGCGCTGGACAGCCTGCTGATGACCCGTACCGGCCGGATCATCGAAGGCCCACCGGCTGGCAGCTATTGGCGCGTCAGCAAGGAGAAGCTGCGCGAACTTGATGCGGACAACCGGGTATGGTGGGGAAAAGACGGCAATAACCGGCCGGGAGTGAAGCGCTTCCTGTCAGAGGTTCGTGACGGGGTCGTACCACAGACTTTGTGGAAGTGGGAGGCTGTCGGCAGCACACGCCATTCGAAGCAGGAACTGAGCGATATTCTTGCCGCTGAAAGCGGTGACAAGTTGTTTGTTACGCCAAAGCCGGTCGCCCTGCTCGAACGCATCATGCGCATCGCTACACAACCCGGCGACATCGTGCTGGATTTCTTCGCCGGCAGCGGAACTACAGCGCAAGCGGTGCTGAACCTGAACAGGGAGGATGGCGGCAAGCGGCGCTTCATTCTCGTTTCCAGTACCGAAGCGACAGCCGAAGCTGCCGACAAGAATCTCTGCCGCGACGTGTGCGCCGAGCGCGTGCGGCGCGTGATTTCTAGCTACACCAACAAGAAGGGGCAAGCTGTCGAAGGACTCGGCGGCGGCTTTGCCTATCGCTTGAGTTAAGCCGAGGCCAATCGCGCAGCGATTGGACTTCGGCTTGAACGAACTGTTAGCCCCCACAGCGAGAGGGGCACAACAACCAAAGAGGAATTGCACATGGAAAACCAGCACCGCCAGATTAAGGGCTACCGCGAACTTAGCCAGACCGAAATCGACGCCATGAACGAAATCAAGGCGAAGGGCGCAGAGCTTGGCGAGCTTGTCGAAAAGCTGCGCGGCACCGAAGGTCTTGACCAGCGATGGGTGAGCATCGGCGCTACCGACTTCCAGACCGGCCTGATGGCGCTGACTCGCGCCGTGGCCCAGCCGACGTTCTTCTGATCTACCGGCCCCCACGGGCTGCGGTTTGTGGGGGCTAACGCCCAAGGTAAGCCGACCGCCGCCAACAAACCGAACGAAGGATAAGACATGAGCGAACCGAAAAACACAAACGCAAGCGCGCGGCCAGCGCCTTTGCGCTTCCAGCTTTTTAGCAAGTCGTCGAGCTGCTCCATGGTGAGCGTGATGCGCTCTGCGTCCTGCGTCATTCCGTCACCCACTTCCCCACGACCACGCCACACACGGTTGCGTCGCCGTTGATCTCGATGTACCGAGGCTTCCAGTCCGGGTTCAGCGCTTTCAATAGTTTGCGGCCATCTTCTTCGAGGTACTGTTTGAACGTCGCGGCGGTCTGCGATTCCAGGCGCACGACGACACGATCTCCTGGCCGTGGCGGGACATCAGGGTCGACAAAGATGATGTCGCCAGGGTCGTAGCTGGGTTTGGTGCCGGGATTGCGCATGCTTTCGCCCTCAACGACGAGGCAAAAAGTGTGGGGGCCGTGTCGCACCGGGCACGGCAGCCATTCGTCTGCGTCGCCGGGCTGGAAGGCATCGACGATTTCACTCCAAGTGCCGGCCTGCACCGACGATATGAGCGGCACCAGGCCATGCACAACAGGCCCTTCGCTTGCGTTGTCGGCCTGGGCAGCGGTGCGCATTGGGCCGCCGTCGCCCGATAACCACATCGGATTGACCCCCAGGCGCGCAGCGGCAGCAACCAAGTTTTTTCCCTTCAAGGTCTTGGTTTCACCAGAAAACCAGTTGTTGACGGACGCTGTGCTGATACGACACGCGCGAGCCAACTCGGCCTGGGTGAGGCCGGGAGTTTGACTTAGGGCGAGGGTCATTCGTTCAGCGAGCGTGCTCATCTCCTTCTCCTTGTTTCGGGGAATTAGGATAGCCTAACACCAAACGGACTAGGCGTGGTTGACTTATTAGGCTAGGTGCGCCTAACATTAGGGCGTTTCCACCTAACTCAACACGACCATGACACCTTCCGAGATCATCGACGCGCTGGGCGGCACATTCGAAGTGGCCCGCCTTTGTGAAGTACAACCGCCTTCTGTCAGCGAGTGGCGCAAGAACGGCATCCCACGTGCCCGCCTCATGTTCTTGCGCTTGAAGCGTCCCGACGTGTTCATCGCCGAGGACTTCGACGACCTGACAGAAAGCGGTGAAGCATGAAAGGAATAACCGACCTTGCCGCAGGCACAGCGGCCGAGCATCTGGTTGCTGCTGACCTGCTGCTCAAGGGCTACAACGCCTTCCTTGCCGACCAGTGTTGCGCCTACGACGTGGCCGTCGATATTCAGGGCAAGCTGGTGCGGTTGCAGGTGAAGGCAACCCGCTACCCGAAACCCATCCCCAACAATCCCAATGCCCGGCCCGCCTATATGTGGCACGTGCGCCGTTCCGGCAAAGGTGGCGCGCGGGTCTATGGCTCCAACGATTTCGATCTGCTGGCGCTGGTGGCCTTGGACACCCAGCAAATTGCCTACTTGCCACCGTCCGCACAGGCGCAAACGATTCATATCCGCAACCACGAGGACGCCGCGCCGCACGCCCATGGCGGGAAAGGTGGCAAGACCTTTTCACAATTCACGTTCGACAAAGCTGTCGCCGAGGTAATCGCATGAAGCCCTGGAACTTGATCGAGGGCGAAGCGCTGCCCGCCTTGCATGAAATGGCCGATAACTCGGTGGATGCTTGCATCACCGACCCCCCATATTCCTCGGGCGGATTCTCCCGCGACGACAAGGGCAAAGACCCCGACGCGAAGTACACACAAAGCCAATCGCAAGGCCGCTACCCGACCTTCTCGGGCGACTCGCGCGACCAGCGCAGCTACCTGACCTGGTGCTCGTTGTGGATCGCCGAGTGCGTGCGCATCCTCAAGCCGGGCGGTTACTTCATGGCCTTCACCGACTGGCGCCAGTTGCCGGTCATGACCGACGCGGTGCAGGCCGGTGGCGTGTTCTGGCGCGGCATTGTGGCCTGGGACAAGGGCCGGGGCTCGCGCGCACCGCATAAGGGCTATTTCCGGCACCAGTGCGAGTACGTGGTGTGGGGCACCAAGGGCGCCGCCATCCAGTTGGAGCACGACGGCCCGTTCGACGGCTGCATTCAAGCCGTGGTCAAACGCGACGACAAGCACCACATGACTGGCAAGCCGACCGCGCTCATGCGCGAACTGGTGCGCCACGTTCTACCAGGGGGGGTAGTGCTCGACCCGTTCGCCGGCA